ACACTGGCTAGCGTCACTAGCGCCTACTGCGCTGTTAACTACATAAAATCTTGCTGTAGATGTGCTGTCAGCAAGTGTTTGCGGGGAAAGCATCCATGCTGCCCCAACGGCATGAGAAGTTCCTTGACAGGAAAAATTTGTATTCGCAAAAGAATTAGAGACAGTGTAGGAATAAGTGCCTGCCCCACCATCAGTCAAACTAGAAACATTCAGGCTATCCCGAATTGCCACAGTCCCAGTGCCATTAAAATTAACCCAAGCCTTCGCAGACCCATTGACGACATAACCAGTCTCGACTGTATCCGCGCCATCGGAGATGTTTGCTACGTTTAATGTACTCATGCTAGGTCTCCGTGTGCCGATGCAAAGACAAACTCAGGGTCATATGTGGCATCATTTGAAGTTGCATAATTATATGTTCTAAATTGCGTTGTGGTGGGCTTTCCAACTGGGTCTCCGTTGATTGATGTGTTTGTTGATGCGGTAACCCCTGCGCTCCAAGTAGCTGTGGCACTGATAGAGTAATCAACCGCACCAAAAGCATTACTTAAATTAATTCCATATGACCCAGTCCCATTGTCTGTAAGACTAGCAACATTCATACTGTCACGGATAGCAACAGTGTTTTGACCATTCATGTTCACCCAAGCCGCCGCAACCCCTGAGACTGCACGAGTAGCTGTTTCACCCGTTGCTTGGATGTTTGTTACTTTTAGAGTACTCATGCTAGGTCTCCGTGTGCGGAAATATAGATTTGGCTCGTGTCTACAGTTGTGTTATTCTCATAATGAGCTACATTTACTTTTGCAGTAGTATTAAAGGTACCTGTTCTATTGAACCCATAGTTGCTTACCGCAGCGTTCGAACATATCTGTGGGGCATAACCAACGCTACTCATATTGTTGCTGAAGTTCACCTCGTAATTTCCAGTACCAATATCCGTCAAGCTGGCAACACTAAAACTATCTACAATTGCAATGGTGCCTGTGCCATTAAAGTTGACCCAAGCCTTCGCAGCACTCTGTTTATGTAAGTCGATAGGACCAGTGCCAGCCGCATCACTTATTGTATTTGCTCTAATCTCAGACAATGGACAAGTTCCCCCCTGTTGTGACTGTCAGAGTAACACCTGTAGCAATAGCCAATGGGCCAGTTGCACTTGCGTTTTCATCTGCGTCGATTGTTACGTTTGTGTTTAACTCTTTTTCGTTAACTCTAAAGATATCACCAGCACCTGTAGTTGGATTACCAATTTCGCCGTTTTCACCTTTGTAAAAACCACCACCAACGTTAGTGATGTTAGAACCATCACCTGTAAAAGATGTTGCTGTAAGAACACCGTTTACTGTTGTGTCGTCGTCAAAAGTTTTGTTAGTTAGAGTTTGAGTGCCATCTAATGTGGCGACTCCTGTTGGAATTATTATGTCTGATAAATTAGCCATACTATGCTCCTTCTAAAGTTGTTAGTCTTGCCTCGATGGAAGCAAATCGTTGTTCGTTGTAAGCAGCTACGAAAGACAGTAGCTCAGGGTAACGTACACCCAAGCGTGTCTTAGACATCGCTTATACCTCCTGATAAGCTAGGTGAGCCGCGTAAGCAGCCCTAACCTCTGTTGTGTGTACTGCATTACAGATTGCCTGTAGCTCAGTGCTTTCGCCTGTGATGTCTGCATCTGGTGCAATAACACGGCGTGAGAATGAACGGCTAATCTCTGTGCCGTTGTCGTAGATAACTCGTGCAGTGCGAACTTGTACGTGCTTGTACTCGCCTACTACTTCGATTTTATCGTCTAGTGTTGTTTCTGTAAGTGCCATCGTTTATCTCCTTTGATGGTGTGTGGAATGACTACCCTGCAATCCAACAGGGGTGGTTATGTTGCACGATATGTAACTGAAGCCCAAAAAAAACCCGCCCCCACCGTGCTAACATCAAACACCTGGCCGCCGCTCTGGTTTAAATAAATCCAATCAGACAAAGGCTCTACAAATCCACCATTATAAGAAGATGGGCCTGACATTGTGCTTAGGGAGGAAACCTGGACATGAGAATTACCTCCAGTAGCCGCTGTAAAAGGTAAGTTAGTTATTCTAGCTAAACCAGACCCACCCGATATAGCGGTTGCCCATATACGAAAATGAACAGACACAAGTTGCCCAACCTTCGTATAATACCCATTTTGATATGAGTATGTTACAGATGGGTTTGTTGTTGTTCCACCAATAGCAGGTGTCCAAGTACCCTCCTCATAATCTTCCAGCTTATTAGCCGCCCCAGTGCCGCCGAGGTATACACCGCCGGACAGGTAGAGGTCTTTGAAGCGAATAGAAGAACACCCAAGGTCAGTCGCTGCATCTCTAGTGGCTCCACCTGTAGTTGCAGGCCAGATAGCGTCATTACCGTCATCAAAGAAAAGGTTTGTATCTCCCGTCCCTACATAAATATCACCACTAGCAGTCCCAATACTACCCACAGTGGTGCCGTCTTTGCGGAACTCCATGATGTCGCCATCGGACGCTTCGCGGTCAAGAATAAGTGCTGAACCCGCATCTCTTGTTAATCGCATAAGGCCATCGCTGAAGATTTCAGTCCCGACCACACCTGCACCAGTCGCAGTCTTACCCACCAACAAGTTACCGCTGCTATCAATCGTGATTGCCGTGGAGTTACCCTTGTCGTCGATGCTTGAATTAGCCCCTGCCGCACCAACTTGAGCAAATACTTGCCAGTTACTAAATGCGTATACAAGGTGTACACTTACGTTGCCAATGTCTAAAACCAAGTCTTCAGAAAGACCCGCTATAGTAGAACCATTACGAGCTACAGTTAGATTGTTTACTGAGAAATCAGCGCCGTCAACTATCACTACCACGTCACCTGATACTGGTGAAGCTGGTAAAGTTAGTGTCCAAGCACCTGAAGAAGTATTCGCAACAACACCTTCTCCTGCAATAGCAAGATGAGTGGTTGATTTTTCTTCGTAAAGGATACCACCACCGATTGGTTCCCAAACTGAGTTATTATATACTTTTAATGTTGCAGGAGTTGCCGAGGTGTCTAACCAAAGTTTCCCGTTAGAAAGTTCATCAGTCGGAGCTGACGAACCTGCATGTGAGGTGTCTAAAGCTTCTAGTGCATCGTTCAGGTCATTAGTATAGACTGTACCTGATACGTTTGCATCTATTACTCTTGTTGTTGTAGCCATTATTTATTCCTTTTATTATTGTGTCTTATACTCTTCCAAAGTTTAGTCTGAGGAAGCGACTTAATTTGTCTCTATTCAGCAGGGGCCCCCCAAGTATTCTCAGGAGGCCTTGTTTGTTATTGTCCTACGGCTTGCCAGTTTATGTTTCTAGCAACTCTAGAACCTGAATTGTAGACTGAGTATGTGTAGCCACTTTTAGTTATACTAACTATATTTACAGTATCACCAGCACTACCGCCGACAGTATTAATACCAACGTAAGGGATATCTGCTCCACCTATGCCGCCATAAAAAGATGTAGGGAAAGTAACAGTAGTATCCGCACTTGTACTAGATATACCAACACCCCGCTTAGTAACATCTTCTTTATCCGCAATAAGAGATAATTCAGATACACTTATTGTATAAGTTGATGATGCGGCTTTTCCTAATAACCTAAACTCAAACGCCCTGTGTGTATAGTTACCTATTATAAAGGTTTCCCAATCAGACCATGTAGGCGTACCAGAAGGGTCATCATCAGTATATCTGACTTCAAAAGCAAGGGAAGCATCAATAATTGGGCCTGCAAACCTTTCAACATCCGCTACAGGGTTGTAGTTAGCTACTACAGTTACACCATCGGTAATAACTGCGTTTAAATTAGGGACTAGCCTGATAGTTTCAACACTACCTAAGTCGATACTGTTATTAAACAAGTACGTCATTTCTGTTTGAGAAGCATCTAACTCTAAGTTTGAGCCAACCACTGAACAATTAGTTTTAGTTCCTGCAAATGTTGGTTCTTCTGTAAGAGTAGCAATTAAATTGAAGTCTTTACCAACAAAGGTGTTTGATACCTGTGCGGGGTTATTACAAGAGTTCCCAGAACTATCTGTGTGCTTAAGTAAGTAATAACCGGGCGCAACCGGCAAAGTAGCCGAGGTTGTAGAGCCTGTTATGTTCTCAATAATAACCTGTGCTATTTCCCATTTAGGAGTAATTGCCGTATTCGGTATATATCGTATTTCTGAAGTACCACCAGAGACAACATCAAGGTCAACAGGAGTGTTCCAAGAGAACACCATACCAGTGTCAGTAACCCTACTACTAAATCCTGTAGGGTCTGCCGGTATAGCACTTAATCCTAGTATAACCTTATTACCAATTAGTACATCACCTTCTACGTCATTATAACTAATAGGTGTTATTCTAAAGTAATAGTTTCCTGCTCTAATATCATTAAATACATATTCAGGGCTAACTGTAAAATCTAGTAGCTGATAGTTTGTACTGTCTTCTTGTCTGTAATATTCAATTTTATAATGTTTGACAGCTATACTACTTAATGTCTCAGAAAATGAAATACTAGCTCTAGCCTTAACACCAGAAGCTTTGTTTGTTTGATAAAGAGACTCTGAAGCAGTAAACGATGTAGGTGCCAAGGGAACCTTTACTACTGATGCAGTAAGAGAAACTCCTGTAGACAATCTCCCAAAAGGAGTCTGTGACTTAACAATGAATTCTACACTCTGATTATTAGGCCAAGCATCTTTAGGGTGAACATAAAAGCTTTGATTACTTGTTTCACCTAGTAACACTTGGTTATTGTGAACATCTTTGTAATAAACAATAGACTTAAATGAGCCATCATCAGGTGCGTTCCAACTTAACTCCGCTATCGCATTGACATCTCCTTCAGGGGTGCCCGGTGTATAAACTAAACCTGAAACAGGTTCTACACTAAAATCATAAGTTGGTCTTACAGAGTAAGCTATATCGTCATTTACATTCCAAGCTAATGTACGGTAGTCAAAGTTATAACAAGTTAGTTTAACTGTAAAGTCAGAATTAACTTCTAAACTTTGAACTCTAAATACTTCAGCTGTTATATTAGCCGCCTCTGAAGTAACACTAATAAAGTCACCACATTCTAGAGACAAGCCCTTTTTGCTAACTGTAAAAGAAAGCGTAACAGAGCTTCTAGAGTGTCTAACCATCATTTCTGCCATTGCTGTAGCATGGTAGGGGTCAGTAACACCGTCTAAACTTATTGATTTAATAAAGGGTTGGCTGTTGTCTTCAGATAAGTAAGCGTTGTGAGCTGTAGAAAAAGTCTTAGGCCACGTTATACTATCTGACTTGAAGTCTTCATGTTCATTTACAAATGAAACCGTAGCTTGATTAAGTCTATCAGAAGCACTAGGCCATGACAAACTTATGTCATCACGGATAATATCATCATCTGTAAAGTAATGTTTGGAGTTAACCAACGCATTTTGTTGTGAGTTGCTTGTAGGGTGTTCAAGAAGCAACTTATATTTACCTTCTGAACTCCATGTAAGCTCCGCTAAACCCATAGTATTCATAATGGATTCAATGTTATTTCTAATTGAGTCTGAGGAATCTAAAACAATATTACATTCATACAAAGGAATGTTTCTTGTTGTTGCACCACCATTAATTAAACCCGCTATAGAGCGATTAGACGAAACGTTAGTATTACAGACATTTGCCGCATGATAAAAAGATTCTAGGTCTATATCATTAACACTTATCCCTCGTCCAAAACTAGAGTTGAGTAAGTAATCTAATAAACATAAAGCAGGGTTGTTAGAGTAAGCATAACCACCTAAAGTGTAGTCGCTGTTAATGCCTCTAATCTTGCGGCCCTTAACTAAAAAGCCTAGAGAAGGCAAGCCATTATATTGTGGGTCGTCTCGGTCTAACTTAAACGTAGCAGACGCATAAGCACAACCAGTAAATCTATTATTAGAAGAAATACCGTTAGCTGTTGCAATGTTGTCGGCAGTACCGCCGTTGTTAAAAGTTCTTATGCTATGTGAGAATCTCTGACCAGCGTCATTATAATTTAAATCATTAACTTGTACGCTAACAACCCCTTCTATACCTTCTTGGCACAGTGCGTATTGTACGTGTAAGTATTCATTCTTAGTACCACTGGCGCTAGTATTAGCCAAGCCTTGAGAAAAGTAATTGCTAGCGTTATTGCCACTAGCAGAATACCTGCTTGTAATTTTATGTATAACTGCAATGCCGCCTAGCTTATTTTTACCATATATAATAGGTATTGGGACGGCTTCCCCACTAACGGTAATCCCGAAGCCTTTACGCTTTTCAGCTTCCGCTTCTTGTTTCTTTTTAATTTTCTTTGCTTGGACTAATTGAAAAGCTGTTGAAGCTACAAAAAGTACCGCTTGAACTACTAATTCGCCCATTATACTTTACCCCACTTAACTGTTATCTCGCTACCATCGTAGATTTCATCAAAAGAAGTGTCTGTTGTGCTTCTTTGGTCCATACCATCTTTAGATGACACAAAACTTCTAGTCATATCTAAATCAGACATAGGTGAAGTGCCTTCAAGAACTGCGAGTTTAGTCTCAAAATCATTGTTTATTACTGGTTTGTCAACAACGCCTTTGTAAACATTTATTACATCTGAAGTTCCCAGTAGTAAATCACCATTAGCGTCTCTTAAAGCCACGTAAACCTCTATAGGCTTACCCACAACATTGTATCTAAACTCAGCCATCATTTCGTTGAATACTTCTGATACAACAATTGTATAGCTTTCTCTGTCAACAACAGTTGAAAACTTGGGGCTATCAAATTCGTATAAACCACCATCCGCCAAATAAGTGTTGCCTTCAAAGACCACATCATAGCTGTTTGATGTTAAGTAATAGTTATTAACAAACTCCAACTTTATCAGGAAAGCAAACTCTATGAGGTCACTGTCCAAGACTGTTTGTACAGCCGATGAAAAATTTCGCATTAGACTGACTCCACCAAAGTGATAGTCCCTGCATTAGAAAGTATACCGTCTGTAAAAGTCAAACCAGTTAAGTTATCAATATCTCTGAAGTAAGTTAATAAAACAGAATCCCCTGTTAACATGGTGTCTGTAGTAGCTACCGCTTTTCTTAACTTGGGGTGTATAGAGATAGGTGCAGTTCCCGCTGAAACGTCTGCAGTAACCATGTAAAGTTTATCGTGATTAGAGAACTTAATAAAAGAACCCTTTTGGATAACCCCGTCACTGACTACTGTTACATTAGAAGCCCCTGCTGTTTGAGCAGTACTTATAACCAAGTTAACGCCCGCTGTGTTATTATTCACCACTGAAGGTAGCTGTGGCATAACCATTGTGTCTGCTGTAGTTAAATTAGTTACAGTTCCAACTAGCATATCTGCTTGTGTTTCTTCTGTTGTTACTGTTGTAAATGATATCTCCCACCTTTGAGCGCCTTGTGATGCTCTTTGTATGCTTAAGCTTACGGTGTCAACCTCAAAAACAGGCTCGTTAGATGATATTGTAAATGGCGCTAATATCTGTGCGCCTTTAAAGTAATATGCCATTTTATAAATTCCTTACAGGTCTGCCTAGAGAAGCTTTTCTCTCTAAGAATAATACTTGCCTCGTAGAGCAAGTTCCTGTGTTATGTTCATGTGTTGAAACCCAAAATTTACCGTCGCTAATCATGCAACCAGATTCAAAAGCTATATCTCCTAGCTTGGGTCTCTTGCTTGGGATTAGCTCATAGCCGCATTCAACGGCATAATCTTCAATACTTAAACCTGTTCTAGCAAGTTTAACTACAAATTCTCTTGTTGAATTCCATCTAAAAGGAATTAAGTCTCTAGCTTTAGACTTGTCGCCTCTTAACTCTTCGTCGTAGGCAACCATTAAAGCGAAACAATCATTCGTTCCTCTTGTGTATTCACTAGTACGCTCAGTAATCTTATCTATTTTTACTCTTGCACGTTCTAGGGCTTGTGTAAGCTCTTCTTCTGTGTAGTACATGTCATAGTCCTCCAAAGTGGCACGAGGACAGCCTCTAGCAACCTGTGGATAATAGTCCCCATCAAACGTCACTAAAGGCTTTCTCTGCGTGTTACATGTCTTCTTCTATAAATAGTCGTACTAAATCTGCTACGATATCGCTGCGTACAATATCGTTTACACCAAACTCAATAACAGGCAAGTTAATGCCAGCTTGATTGACTTTACGTGCGAACCTAACTAGGTCCATACCATCACGTACATCTGACTGAGCAGGGTCGCCCATGAGGACAAGCTTTGAGTTTTGTCCAAGACGTGTAGTAATAGCTTTGAGTTCGTCCATACATAAGTTCTGCGCTTCGTCAACTAAGACTAGAGCATTCTCGTAAGAACGACCACGGATTGTTTCGATAGGTTGGATTTCAATCTCACCTTTAGTAAGCATATACTCATACTTACCTTTGCCGAAGGCTTTAGTAAGAACTTCTAGCATAGGCATAAGCCAAGGTGTCATCTTTTCTTCAATAGTTCCTGGGAAGTGCCCCAGAGATTTTCCTGTTGGAACGTTGGCTCGTGTCAACACAATCTTCTTATGTTTACCCTTCATGAATAGTTGAGCTACTGTTCCTGCACTGCAATAAGTCTTACCCGTACCTGCACAACCCATAGTGACCGTAATTGGACACTCCTTGATGGCGTTAATCAAGTCATCTTGCTTCTCGTTCTTAGGGAGCAAGTGAAAGTTAGTTGGCATGGAAGGAACTCTTTGGCCCCTGCGCTCGTCTTCTGAACGCATATACTTAGGCATTTTAGAGTTGTTTTTAACGGAATAACGTGATTGCTTTTTGGACATGAAGTTTCCTTAAGGTTAAAGTTATTTGTTGCAGTACCCACCCCCCAAGGATTTAAGGGGCAGGTGTAGTTAGTGTTAAACGATATCGCCGACACCATCGATAGTCTCTGGAGATAGGTTGACCCAGCCTGAAGCTGTATAGCCCTCAAAGCATCCACGGGTAGTGTTGTAGCGAATCATGCCGACAGCGGCAGTAGGTCTTTGAGCTGTTGTACCTACAGGTGTTTGGAAGTATCCTGTAGAGCCAGTGCCAGTGTCATAGACAGAGCCTGAAGAATTAACCCAATCATAATCAGAGCCATTATAGCTTAAAACTTGACCAGAAGTTGCTGTAGAGTAGTTAAGGTGTGCATCTACAGTATCATTAAAACTTGTTGTTACAGACTTATTAGAAGCATTACCAATAAAAATGTTACCATTATCAAGGTTAGGTGTAGCGTTCGCACGGCCAGCGCCAGTAACTACAACAGAACCATTAGAAGCGTGTACTTTAACCACCTTACCGATGTTCTGGATAAGGTTAGCTTCACCAGCCGGAACTGTAGTTGTTAGTGTACCTGTAGCACTTACGTAAAGTGTATCACCTTCAGAAAAGGTAGAGGTGTCTAGACCCTGAAGAAAGCCAGAGAGGACAACAGTGCCTTCTGCTTCGTCTGCCAGAGTGCTTGAAAGGAGGCCCACAGCGGGCATAGAGGCAGCAGTGCCTGACAGAGCCTTCTGAACTTCCATAGCATTGCCTGATGTGCCACTCTGATACACGGGTGTACCGATAGACAAGGAGCCACCTGAGACGTTCTTACAGGTTTCAGTAAGAGCAATCTGGTCTGTGTTAGGAGCAAGCTCAATAACAGCACCGGCAGTAGTTTTAGAATAAAGTTTTTGGTCAGCCAAGTTGACTGCGATTTCACCAGGTTCCAAGTCTCCCGCCGAGGGGACACTGGATGCGACTGATGATTTCTTATGAATAATTTTAGTTGCCATTGGGCTTCTTTCCTATGTGAGAGGTGGACGCCCCTATGGAGGGACGCCCTTATGTTATTGTACGGGCTTAGTAAGAACCGCCGTCGATTACTACGTTCTGTAGTTCTTCGTTGTTCAAGTCCCACTTATCGTCTGCTTCATTCCAGATGAAAGAAACGTTAGCGTCTGTGCCACGCTCAATTTCAATACCAGCGTTAGCAGAAGCTGCAAGGGTCTCATCAGAGTTCAACAAGATGATTGCATCACCAATGTTTACTTCGTTAGAGTTCACTGTTGTTGTTGTACCGTTAACAGTCAAGTCACCAGCAATTACAACTGTACCTGTGTTGTCACCTGTAGCAGCAGGGTCGATAGTGATTGTAGAACCACCTTCGATTAGGTCTGTAGTTACTTTGTTGAAGGTTACATCAGATGTAGTTTCAACTGCTTGACCAATAGCAATTGAGCCAGAAGTGATAGTAACACCTGTACCCCCTGTATGGTGCGCACGTACTTCCGCAGCACTTGGACCAGTGTAAGTGATTACACCGGTTGTGTTGTCGTAGGAAGCAGAACCGTCACCACCAGCGTCAGTCACAGAGATAGCAGCACGGGCCCGGGAGTCAAGGTAGTACTGGTTAGTAGAACCTTCAGCCAAGTCGTCTGTATCGTTGTTTGACAGGTCAAGGCCAGCAGAAACGTCTTGGTCAATAGTAAGAGTACCAGCAACGTCATCATAAGTCGCAGTGATGTTTGTACCACCAACAACCAAAGCACCTACGCGGTCATCTACACGTTCGTCTGTGAAGTAGAGGTTAGTTGTACCTTCAACAACGT